ACCGAGCGCGGAGAGGCCGGCGGCCCGCCCGCCGGCGGTGAGCGCGGCGCGGAGAACGGCGGCCAGGGCGCCCCGGCCGGCACCAACCAGCCCAGCGTGGCAGACACGCAGAGAGCGATCCAGGCGGAGCGCCAGCGCACCGCCGACATTATGGCCCTGTGCCGCCAGACCGGCATGGACGCGGAGGAGTATATCCGCGGCGGCGCCACCATGGACACCGTGCGGGCGGCGGCCGTGGACTTCCTGATCCAGCACAACGGCCCCGTGGGCGCCAGAATGTCCGACAACAGCCGGGAGCAGGACAACTTCCGCCAGGCGGCCGTGGACGGCCTGCTTATGCGTAGCGGCATGGAGGTGGAGCGCCCCAGCGAGAACGCGGAGCAAATGCGCGGCCTGTCCCTGCGCGATCTGGCCATTGAGTGCATGGCCCGGGAGGGCCTGGGGACCACAGCCTCCCTTCTCCGTATGTCCAAGGACGACCTGTGGAACATGGCCTGCCGCCAGTTCTTCAACCCCACGGCGGCCTTCCCCGCGATCCTGGACAACACGATCCGCAAGGCCATTGTGCAGAGATACCAGGCCGTCCCCACCACCTTCCAGGTGTGGACCACCAAGGGCAGCGTGACCGACTTCAAGCCCACCAAGGATCACGAGTACCTGGCCGGCGGTGCCGGCGAGTTCCTGCGCGTGGGTGAGGGCGGCGAACTGAAACACGACACCCCGCAGACCGAACTTCTCCCCCCG